AAGATACAGATACCAGGCGCACGTCTGGCTGTACTCTGTGGAAGTCCAGTACCACCAGCCTTCAATTTCTTCGCCGCCCACTTCGCGCAGCGCCTGGTTGATCTGCTTGCGGAAAAGGTGGATAAATAGCATTTCGCCCATAGCCGGTACGTACTGACCGTCCTTAAGCTGAGCAGCAATCTTCGGGTTAAGGATAGCAGCTTCGCGCATCCTTTCGGTGTTGGCCTGTCCGGCCCAATCGTCGGCTGCGTCTTCGCAGGTGTCACGGTACGCGGCTTTGTCATAGCTGGCAGGGCTTTTAGCCGTCGTCAGCGTGTAGTCTCTTTCATCGTCTTCCGGGCCTGCCATATCGTACAAGTCCACCACCAGGGATTTGCCGCCAAGCTTCACGCCAACGCCGGTGCATTTTTCCTTCATCCAGTCGGTAACGGTGCCGGGCTTGTAAAGCTTCTGTTTTGGTATCTGGCCGTCGAACAGCAGGTAAATGCCGTCCGGGTAGTCGTCGAAATTGTCGTCCGGTTCAGTCTGCCGACGTACGAAGCCGCCAGCAGGGAAACGGTCTTCTACCTGTATGCCTTTTCCGTCTCCAAACAGGGATTTGTTTTTAACCAAAAGCGCCCAGTCAACTTCGATTGTCAAATAGGATTCGATTTCTGCGGCCCTTTTCGGGTCGCCTTGCGCTGCCATAAGCAGGGCTACGCGGGTAATTTCACTTGGGTTCATACTGTTATTACTTTAATGGGTTTATAGGTTCGTGTTTAAGCATAGCAAAGGAAACGTGGCTGTACACGTCGTCGGCTACGAAGGCGTTTGCTTCTTCGCCTTTCTCGCTAAGCAGGCGATCGTCCGGCCCGGTACCGTAATCGTGGAAGTATACCAGCATCCGGGTACCGTTCGACAGTTCTACGATATACGGTTTGTCGAAAAAGTTGCTGTACATATCCTGGATTTCACACTTGCTGACAGACACCAGGTAATTGGTGTTAATCTCTGCAACGCCGCGTCCAACAGTCCAGCAGCGTACGCCGTAGCGTTTAATAGCCGCGTATGTATATCGTACTATTCTTTTCGTTTCTGCCATAGGTCGTTAGTCTTTGAGGTAATAAGGGGTGGTGTAACCTGCGCCTTTCAGCGGCAGATCGCGGCACCAGTCTATAGGTTCGCTAAACAGCGCCTCAACGTCTGCAAGACACTGGCCCGGTGCGGCTTCCACCACGATTTCGTCGTGGATATGGAATACGACCGGCAGGCCAGCTTCGCGGGCGCGCAGGATCACGATACCCAATATATCGCGGGCAATCGCCTGCACTACGTTTTCGGTAAGCTTACCGCCGTAGGTGCGTATTTTGTCCCACTTCTTTGTCGTTTGGTTAGTGCCTTCGTATTCGATAATTTCGTGATCGCCGCGCCAGCCGTCGTTACGTTCAACGCCGATGCTGGCACGCGGGTAACACAACGTACGGCCGGAAGGCAGCGTGATAGTAAGCATACCCCACTGTTTGCCAACCACGATACCACGGTTAACGCGTACGCTTTCGCCTGTGGTTATAGCCTTGATCGCGGCGGCTTCCAGGGTCTGCCACAGTTTGGTTATATTCTGGTTGGACTTGCGCCACAGCTGTACGATTTCCTTTTCTTCGTCTTCGGACAGGCCCAGCCTGGCGCCGCCCATTGCTTCCAGGGCAGACACGCCGCCGCCGTAGCCCAGGGCCAGTACTGCGATCTTTCCTTTCTGCCGCAGTTCGGCGTTTTGCCCGTGCTTTTCCACCGGTACGCCAAACATTTTCGACGCGGTGCTGCAATATATGTCGCCACCCGCTTTGAACACGTCCAGCACCCAGTTTTCGCCAGCAAGCCACGCGATCACGCGGGCTTCGATAGCGCTAAAGTCGCAAACGTGGAAGATATGGCCAGGCGCGGCCACGAAAGCGGTACGGATCAGTTCGCTAAGTACGTGTGTAGGGTTGCTGTAGTTATCGGTAAATTCTTCCAGGTCGCCGCGCTTTACCAGGCTGCGGGCATAGTCCAGACTTTCCAGGTGGTTTTGCGGCAGGTTCTGCACCTGCACCAGACGACCGGCCCAGCGGCCTGTACGTGCGGCGCCGTAGAATTGCAGCAGGCCGTGTATACGGCCGTCGTCGCACACGCATTTAAGCATAGCCGTGTATTTCTTGCTGCTGGTCTTGGCCATATCCTGCCGCAGTTCGATAAGTTCCTGCGCGTCCGGGTATTCGGTCAGCTGGTCTTTGAGGTCGGCCAGCACTTTTTTGTTTAGGGTTTCAACCTGGCTGCCGGTTGTTTCCTGGATAAAGCGCTTAATCTGCGCCGGGCTGTTGGGATTATCCAACCCGGTAAGCGTCTTGGCCTGCTGGGCCAGCTGTGCTTTGTATTCAGTATCGAAACGTTCTGCGTTTTCAACCAGCTGCCGGTCAATCAGCACGCCGCGATCGTTAATTTCTTGATCTGCGATATACAACTGGTCGTCGAAGGCCGGTACTTCCAGACGGCGTACCTTCGCCAATATCGCCTGTTCTACTTCGACGTCGCGGATATTGTACGCTTTGAAAGTGGCCCAGCGTTCTGGCGCATCGGCAGGGTACCGGCGGCCGTTTTTACCGGGCAGGGAGAAATAGCGGATAAGGGCCGCGCCTTCCTTCATCTTACCTGCTTGCAGGCGCAGCACTTCGCCGCACTGACCCAGTGGCAGCGGCAAGCCCAGGCGCGCGGCGCGTACCATAGTACAGCGCCACTGCGCCGGGTTTAACCGCTTACCTAGGTACCGGCCCAGGTTCACGCGTTCAAAGGTGGCATTATAGGCTGTCTTTACCACGGCCGGATCGGTCAGCGCGGCCAATACGTCTTCCGGCAGGCTTTCGCCGCTGGCCAGATCAACGCACCGCACCGGGCCACCGTCCACGGCGTAGGCAAACAGCAGTATAGCCCAGTCCGGCGCTTCCACGTAGCGGTAAACGCCGCAGCTTTTAAGGTCGTAACTGCTGTACGTCTCTATATCTATGCCTAATTCCTTCACAGCCTATTCGGTTTTCTGTTCTTTGGCCTTTTTCGCGGCTTTTGCCGGGGTCTTCTTTGCGTTGGTAGATTTCCTTACCTTAGTAGCTTTGGGCTTTTTTGCGGGCGTGGCAGGGGCCGTGCCGGGCTGCTGTTCCTTTTCCTTCTTTTCGCGGTCAAGTTTCCAGCGCAGGGCTTTGTTTACTGCGGCGTCCATAAGGTCGCTGATATAGGCCCGCTGGCCGCTGGGCAGTTCGCTGGTCTTGGCTTGAATCTTCGGCGCTTCGGCCAGGATAAATTCGGTATTCAGTTTGCCTTCCCTTTCAAGCTGCCGGAAGGGGTCGGACTTAAGGCCGTGCGGCGCGTCCTTTTCAGCGTTCCAGTGCTGCAAACGTTGGGCTTTCAACAGCTGACGCAGCGCCGTTTCTACGTCTTTGGGGTCTACTTCAATGTAGTTTACTTCGGGTTCTTCCATAATGCAAAAGGATTAAAGGCGCGCGGCGTGGCTATTACAACTATTTACTATATCATCGGTTTGACTTCAAGTAAAGCACTTCGCCGCACGCCATAGGTTCTACAGGTCTTCGTCGTCTTCGCTGCTGGTGTCAACGTCGCCGAAATCAGCTTCCGCGCTGACGCGGCCGCCCAGGTGGTCGTCGTCCTTCCACTTCATAATGTTGTTGAGGCCGCAGGCCACGCCCTTATTGCCGCTCGTGTCGTAAGGGAAAAACGTAACGGACACGATCGCCCAAACGCCGCTGTAAATTTCTTCTTCGTCCACAATCGGCTGCTTGTTCCGATCCACGATACCGGGGCGCGTATTGCACTTCGCGTTCACATAGAAGTTGTTTTCGTACAGTTCATCGTCTTTGTCGTCGCCGTCGTTCAGCGGCAGGGCCAGTTTCTTAGGCTCTTTGCCAGACCATTTCGACACGATACCAGCCTGCTTCGCTGCCTCAATGGCTTCGCGCAGGGCCTTTACGGTTTCCTTTTCCGATTTGGGGATAAGTACGTTAGTCTGGTACTTGCCGTCGGCAGCGTCGCCGCTTGGGTTATGCTTGGCAAATACGTGGGTGTAGGACAGACGGCAAGGGCCGAAAATTACCTTAGTGCCGTTTACTTTGGGTGTAATCATAATTACTATTATTGTTTTATCGTCTCCTGGAAAACGCCAGGCCGTGTTTGTTTCTTAAAAAAGGCGGCTGGTTCCCGAACACTTCACACTCACATACCCGCTGTTGGCTTTTAAGGGTTAGTAATAGTTTAGTTCCAGCCGCCTGGTGTTATTCCTTGCTGGTGTCAATACCGGCGAAGTCGTCAGCGGCGGCGTTATAGTCGGGCCGTTTATCTGACGCAGGCGCCAGCGTTGGTTTGCCCTGCGGTTTTATGATCCATTTTTTGCAGATAGCGGTAAAGCGTTTAGCACCTACCACCTTTTCCAGATCGGTAATACCACGCATTTCGCGGGGCTTCATAATCGCGTCTTCCGAAAAGCCAGCTTCCAGCAGCGCTTTAGCCGCAGCGTCGGTATCGGTTATTTTGCGGTTGCTGCGTCCGGCCACCAGCTTAAAACCTGGGTATACCGTACCGTCCAGTGCCTGTGACAGGGTGTATTCTTCCACGCCCTTTAACCAGGTGGCCACAGTATCAAGCAGCGGCAATACGTCGCGGGCCAGTTCTTCCGGCGTTAGCAGCCGGGGGTCTGCCTTCGTGGTGGCTGGTTCGATACAGGCTTTGGCCAGTGCCTTGCAGGCGTGCTTGACTTTACAGAATTGGCACCACTCGCCCGGCACCTGCGGGCCGTTACCTTCGTACGCCTGCCGGGCCTTCGGCATTAACACGTTGTCGGCCCAGCCCAGCAGATCGGTAACAGTCATTTCCCAGGTGCTAAGGTTATCCAACCGGGGCTGTACGATCGTCATACGCACCCGCTGGATATTGTATTCAAAGCTATAGGCTTCGTAAGCGCCCAGGGCGTATATCTTCATTTGCGGGTTGTCTTTTGCCTCAACCCTTACGCCCTTACCGTATTTGAAGTCAATAATATCCAGGATGCCGTCGGCGATAATTGCCGCGTCGCCGGTACCGAAAGCGTTAGGCACCCAGCGGGAGAAATCCAGCCGCACTTCCACCAGCAGCTGCGCGTCGGCGGTATGGGCGCGCGCTGCGTTGAACCGTTCCAGTACGATAGTCTTGTACGTTTCGGTGTATTCGTCCATTTCGCCGGTGTGGTACTGGTCGAAGTATTCGGCTATCTCTTTGTCTTCGTCTTTCGTGGGCAGCCCTAAGAAGGTCTTAAGATGCCGCGCGCAGTAGGCGTGGGCCAGCGTGCCTTCGCGTGCGTAGTCGCTGCCTTCGTCCGGCTGTCCTGCTTCCAGTCGCGGGGCAGCCGTGCAGTTCAGCCAGCGGTGCGCGGCAGAAGGGCTTAATAGTGCGTGTTGGCCGGGCATACTACTTAAGGCTGTAAGTTAAATTCGTGGTACCCGGTGCGGCCTGGATAGTTTCGGCCGCTGCGATAAACGCCTGCCGTTTTTCCTGCGGCAGGGCGCTGGGTTTCTTCTGGCCGCTAAGGGCGTCAGCGATACGCTTGAAAGCGTCGGTCATAGCCCGGTGCATATCGTCGCTGGGTTTGTCCTTGTAGTCTGGGCCTTCGATACGGCAGCGGGCGTTGTGCATAGCGGTACGCACGTCTTCTTCGGAAGGGTAGAATACTTCATCCGGCATATCGCCAGGCGCGGGCGCTTCCGGTGCTTCGGGTTCTGCCGGTGTTTCCTGCTTAGGCTTGCGGCCACGTTTCGTGGCAGGGGTTGCCGGTGCTTCGGGTTGTTCTTCGGCAGGGGCCGGGGCCGCTGCCTGCGCGGGTACCTCAACTGCGGCACCCTGCCGGTTGAGGATAGCAGATACCAGGCTGACAACTTCGGGTTGGAAGC